GCCCTGAGCAGCTGCAGGTGGTCCTGTACAAGCTGCTGCTGGTGACGCTTGGCGCTGTCACGGCTTACTGGCTGGACCGCGCGCTGTTCCCCAACTCCCGCCCGACTGAATGCGCGACGCTGATGCTGTTCGGCGTGGCGATGATGCGCCGGGCGCTGATTGTGCTCGCGGTGATCATCGGCCTGACGATGGGGCTCTGATCATGGGCCGCTTACTCAACCTGTGGGGTGTGCTGCTGCATGGCTTCCAGGTGCTGTGGATCTGTGCGCCGTTGGCGGTATTCCGGTTCTTCGGGTTCCTGGCGATCATCCTGCTGGCCTGGGCGTTTAGCCCACCCGCCAGCGCATCGACCATCCCCCACGCCGCCGAGCAGCACCGCCGCATCCTGGTGCGTGCGGCTCATGCTGAGTGGGGCCTGGATGCACCCATCGCGACGTTCGCCGCCCAGGTGCATCAAGAGAGCGCTTGGCGCGTGAATGCCCGCAGCCCAGTCGGTGCTCAGGGCCTGGCGCAGTTTATGCCCGCTACCGCGCATTGGATGGCTGAGCTGTACCCGCGCAGCCTGGGCCCCGCGCAGCCTTACAACCCCGGCTGGGCGTTGCGCGCCATGGTCGCGTTCGACCGCTGGCTGTACCAACAAAACCAGGCCGTCAGCGAGTGCGATCGCTGGGCGTTTGTGATGGCTGGATACAACGGCGGCAACGGTTGGGTAAACCGTGATCGCAGGCTGGCATCGGCTATGGGTGCCGACGCGCTGGCCTGGTTTGATTCCGTCGAGCGGCACAACGCTGGCCGCTCGGCCGCCAACTTCCGCGAGAACCGCGACTACCCCCGCAAGATCCTGCTGCGCTGGGAGCCCATGTATGTGGCTGCTGGCTGGGGTGTAGGCGTGTGTGCCGAGAGGTATAGCCGCAATGAAAATTCCGACTTTGTTTCTGCTCGCCACGTTGACCACGAGTTCGCCTGCCGCGTGCTCCCGGAACTGGTTAGCTGCCGCCGAGTTGTTCGTATCGCCACCGCCCCGCGAGCGCCCCGCGCCGCGTCTACCGCGCAAGTTCCGGCGTAAGGGGCGGCGATGATCAATCGAATCATGCTGATCCTAAGTGCCGTGGTCGGCCTGGGAGTGGCGCTGTTCGTGGCCTACCAGCTGGGTGCGAGTACTGCCTACACCCTGGGCTATGCCCAGGGCGAAAGCGCCGCCAAGGACAAATGCCAGCAGGCCCAGCTCGACAGCCTCACGGCGGTGATCGACAGCGCCCACGGGCTCACGGCCGCCGCCAACACCGCCAGCCAAGAGCTGGGCAAGACCATCAGCGCCCGCAAGCAAGCGGATGCCAAAGCAACGAAGGAGATCCGCGATGCGCTCGCATCTACTGCGCCTCTGCGCGCTGGCTGTGTGTTTGACGCTGGCGTCATGCAGCAACTCGACAACGCGCGTGATCGAGCCGCCGAGGCCGCTGCCGGCGGAATACGCGGTGCAGTGCCCGCCGCCCGTTGAGCAAGCCAACAACAGCGCGGACGCCGCTGCGGTGGCGCTGAAAGAGCTTTATGACCAGTACGGCCTCTGTGCAGGACGCCTGGTAGACCTGGTGAATTACCTGCAGGAGAAACGCTGATGGATTGGGACCTCATAACCAGGGCCGGGCAGTTCGTGTTTACGGTCGTCATCGGCCTCTACTCGCTGCTTGCTGCCCGCCGCTCGGCGTCCACGGCCGAGGCGCAGGCGCTGGATAAACGCCTGACCAACCACCACACAAGAATCCTAACCCTGGAGCAGCAGATGCTTCATCTGCCGGATGGCAAACAAATGAACGAACTCGCTGGAGATATGAAAGCGATCAAAGCGGAGCTTGCGGGGGTGGCTCGTGAGCTGGCCCCTTTGGCCAGATCCGTGGACCGAATCAATGACTACCTTTTGAACGCGAGGTCCTAATGAGCACGCATTTCTCCGAATTTCTGCGCCAGGACCAGCGCCTGGTGATGCTGCGCATTCTCTCCGAGCTGCCGCAGTACCGCTCCAACTCGTCTGTGATCGGTAACCTGCTGGGTCAGTTCGGGCACCACCCCAGCCGCGACCAGGTTAAGGGCGACCTGACCTGGCTCGGTGAGCAGGGTCTGGTATCGGTCGACGATATCGGTTCTGTCCTGGTTGTGACCCTGACCGAGCGCGGTGAGGACGTGGCTACGGGCCGTTCTTCCGTGCCAGGCGTCAGCAAGCCGAGGGCTTGACCATGGGCCGCAAATCGAGCATCGACAAGTTGAATCCAGATGTGCGCAAGCGCCTGGAACGGCACTTGCGCGAAAACCGCCTCACGCTCGACGAGATCATTGCCGACCTGCACGAGCACTGCCCTGAAGACGATAAACCCAGCCGCTCTTCGGTGGGCCGATTCAAGAAGGGCTTTGCCGAGATCATGCGCAGCCACCGCGAGATTGAGGTGGCCAGCCAGGCGCTGGTGGCCGAGCTGGGCGAGAACTTCGACGACAAGTCCGGCGCGCTGCTTGCGCAGGCGGTCACCACACTGGCCACGCGCGCTGCCCATGACGCCTTAGGGCAGGATCAAACCGATATCGGCGACGTGCTCGATCTAACGCGCGCTGCCAAGTACGCCCAGGAGACGCGGGCACTGGGCCGTAAAGAGCGCCTGGCGGTGGCCAAAGAGGCCCGTGAGCAGCAGCTCAAAGAGCAGGAACAACGCCTGGACGAAATGCGCGGCAGCGACGGCATGAGCGAGCAGCTCGAAGACCGCATTCGCCGCGTGCTGATGGGTAAGGCGTGATGAATATCCTGGCTGTAGTTGGGCTTCTGGCAATTGGTTGGCTGATCGGTTGGACGCATGCACACGTGACCGTTGCCCAAGAGTGTCATCGCCTTGGCGCGTTTTTCGTCGGCAAGACCACCTACCGCTGCACAGCCATTGAGCCAATACCTAGCGAACCGTTGAAGGAATCCCCCAATGAGTAGTTCGCTCAAAGCGACCTCAGCCCCGCGCAAGATCGATCTCGCCGCTGAGATGGAGCTGCACGGCGTGGTGGTGCCCCAGGACATGGCCGACGCTGTGCCCGGTACCGAAGGCGTGTTTCTGCCTTACCAGCAGCGTTGGTTCGATGACACCAGCCAGATCATGATCGCCGAGAAGAGCCGCCGCACCGGTCTCACCTGGGCTGAGGCCGGGCGCAACGTGATCAACGGCGCCAAGCCCCGCCGCCGTGGCGGGTGCAATACGTTCTACGTGGGCAGCAAACAGGAAATGGCTCTGGAGTACATCGCCGCCTGCGCGCTGTTCGCCAAGGCCTTTAACGAGCTGGCCCAGGCCGATGTCTACGAGCAGACCTTCTGGGACGAAGGCAAGAAAGAGGAGATCCTGGCGTACATGATCCGCTTCCCGAAGAGCGGTTTCAAAATCCAGGCACTCAGCTCACGCCCCAGCAACCTGCGCGGCCTGCAGGGCGATGTGGTGATCGACGAGGCGGCATTCCATGAGTCCCTGGAAGAGCTGCTCAAGGCCGCACTGGCACTGACGATGTGGGGCAACAAGGTGCGGTTGATCAGCACCCACAACGGCGTCGACAACGCGTTCAACAGCTACATCCAAGACGCACGCGAAGGCCGAAAGGACTACAGCATCCACCGCATCACCCTGGACGAGGCCATCGCCCAGGGCCTGTATAAGCGCATCTGCTACGTCACCAACCAGGACTGGTCGCCCGAAGCCGAAAAAGAATGGCGCGACAAGCTCTATAAAAACGCCCCCAACGTCGAGTCGGCCGAGGAGGAGTACGGCTGCGTACCCAAGAAAAGCGGCGGCGCCTACCTGTCACGCGTGCTCATCGAGCAGGCGATGGTCAACGATCACTCCATCCGCATTTACCGCTATGAAGCCCCCGAGGGTTTCGAGCAGTGGACTCCCGCCATGCGCGAGGCCGACATCCAGGCATGGTGTGAGGAGAACCTCGCGCCCGAGCTGGCCTGCCTCAACCCGCGCAACCGCCATACGTTCGGCGAGGACTTTGCGCGGCGTGGCGACTTGACGGTGTTCACGCCGCTGCAGATCAACCCGCTGCTGCGCAAGCGCGTGCCGTTTGAGGTTGAGCTGCGCAACCTGACCTACGAGGCGCAGCGGCAGATCATGTTTTACATCTGCGATCGCCTACCGCGCCTGAGTGGCCTAGCGTTCGACGCCACGGGCAACGGCGGCTACCTGGCCGAACAGGCGGCGCTGCGTTACGGCGCGGGCCTGGTCGACCAGGTGCAACTGAACCTTGCGTGGTATGCCCTCTGGATGCCCAAGCTCAAGGGTGAGCTGGAAGCGTTCAACCTGGAGATCGCCCGGCACCAGACCCGCCTCGATGACCTGCTTTCGATCAAGGTCGAAAAAGGCGTACCGGTAATCGACAAGGGCCGCACCAAAGACCTGCAGTCGCAAGACAGCAAGGCCAAGCGCCACGGCGACAGCGCGGTGTCGCTGGTGATGGCCGTGCGCGCCTCATTCATGGAGGGCGGTGCCATTGAGTTCACCGCCGTACCCCGCCACAGCCGTGGGTTTGACAACACCGACCCCGACGACAACGACATCGAATTACCGGAGCCCTCCGCATGGTGACTACATCCCGCATTCTGGGCCCAGATGGCCAGCCGATCCGCACTGCCGAGATCCGTGAGCCACAAACCGCCCACCTCACCAGCCTGCACCACGAGGTCGGCAACCACCCCTCACGTGGCCTGACCCCGAGCAAGCTGGCGCAGATCCTCGACGCTGCTGAGCAGGGGGACGTGGTGGCGCAGTACGAGCTGTTCGAGGACATCGAGGAGAAAGACGGCCACGTGTTCGCCGAGATGGATAAGCGCCGTCGCGCGGTGTCGCAGCTCGACTGGCAGATCGTGCCGCCGGACAAACCCACGGCCAAAGAGAAAGCCGCCACCGCAGCCCTGCAGGCGATCCTCGCGGGCCTGGATGATTTCGAGCTGATGCTGTTCGACGTGACCGATGCAATCGGTAAGGGCTTTGCCTGCCTGGAGTTCGACGGCTGGCACCGGGTAGACGGTGACTGGCTGCCCAAGGGCATCGATCACCGCCCGCAGACGTGGTTCCAGCTCACCCGTGGCGAGCGTCGCCAGGAGATCCGCCTACGCGGCTCGATGGGCGGTGAGCCCCTGCAGCCATTCGGCTGGATCACCCACGTGCATAAGTCCAAGAGCGGCTACCTGGAGCGCAGCGCACTGTTCCGCGTGCTGGTGTGGCCGTACCTGTTCAAGAACTACAGCGTGGGTGACCTGGCCGAGTTCCTGGAGATCTACGGCATCCCGATGCGCGTGGGCAAGTACCCAGGCGGCGCCACCGAGAAGGAGAAACTGACCCTGCTGCGTGCCCTGGCCCAGCTCGGCCACAGTGCGGCCGGCATCATCCCGATCGGCATGGAGATGGACTTCCTCAACGCCGCCGAGGGTGACCCGGCTGCGTTCAAGCTGATGATCGACTGGTGCGAGCGCACCCAGTCCAAGGCCATCCTGGGCGGCACGCTCACCAGCGGTACCGGCGATGGCACCAACACCAACGCCCTGGGCAACGTGCACAACGAGGTACGCCTGGACCTGCGCGACTCGGATGCCAAGCAGCTGGCAGCGACCATCAGCCGCGACCTGATCTACCCCATCGCCGTGCTCAACGGCCTGGCCGACAGCTGGAAGCGCTGCCCGCGCCTGGTGTTCCAAACTCAGGAAACGGAGGATCTAACCGCGTTCGCTGCCGCGCTGCCCGTGCTGTTGAACAGCGGATTCAAAATTGGCCGCCAGTGGGCACAGGAGCAGGTGGCCATCCCCGAGCCGGCCGAGGGTGAGGAGATCCTGCAGGTGGCTGCTGCACCTGCTGCCCCGGCCGCACCTGCACCGGCCGAGCCGCCTGCAGATATTGCGGTGGCCACCGCACAAAAGCCGGCCACGACTGCAGCCGATCGCCTGGACGACGATCTGCAGCCACTCACAGGCCAATGGATCGCGCGCATCCGTCAGCTGGTTGAGGGTGCTGAAAGCCTTGAGCAGATCCGCGATGGCCTGGCCGAGCTGCTGCCCGACATGACCATCGAGCAATACGCCGAGGCCATGGCGCAGGCGCTGGCCGCTGCTGCACTGCAGGGACGCCTGGATATCGTCCAGGAGGCCACCAATGGCCGTTAGCGCCACGTCGCTGCCGTTCCGCGAGCAGAATGAGTTCCTGCGCCGCAAACTCAACCTGCCCACCAACGGCTGGACCGATGTGTACGGCCGCGAGAATGACTATGCGTTTGTGGTGGCTGG